TGAAGAAGAGAGAGGGAAGAGGAGCTTTTCAACAGGCGTAACAAACGTTAGAGGAAAATCAGGTGGAACATCTTTATTTAGTGGAATTAGACAACCACTTATTACTGGTGGAACTACACCTGCTGAATGGGCATTTCAAGATGACTTTGTACAATTCTCACAAACATCTTTAGCACCATGGACTATAGTAGATCCAGGTGGAAGTTCATACATGTTAGCTCAATATCCGCAAGGATGGCTAAGAATGGGTGACGCTAGTCCATCTGCAGCAGACGTAAGTAGTGCAGCATCAGAAGATGTTTTTCAATATCATTCATTAAAACAATGGTGGTTTGAAACTTCAATTGCAGTTACTGATGTTAGTGATCTAAACACTTATGTTGGTTTTGGAGCAACAGCTTATGCAGACCCTGTAGCAGTACCAGATGATGGTATTGGATTCTCTCATTTAGAAGATACAACTACAATTCAATTTGTATCTAGAAAAAATGGAGCAGGAACATCTTTCACTATGTTAGATTCAGCTGGAGGAAGTAATTATACTTTTGCTGATTCGACTGTAACTACACAGTCAGCAACGGCATACAACATGCCTGATAACAGTGTTAGATTGGGATTCTTATTCCAACCTGCAGGAACTGAGTTAAGCCAGACATCAGCACAATATAAACTTTTCCTAAATGGTAATTGTGTGGGAACACAAGCAGCAACAACTGTTCCTGACGATTTACTTATGGAATTGAAGATAATGTCTGAAAGTAAAGGAACGAACGCTAACGATCTTTTCGTTGACTACGTTCAAACGATACAACAAAGATAATAATATTATTCTAGGCTCCTACGGGAGCCTAGGTAATTAGGAGAAAAATATGTCAATTGTTTTAATGAACTGGGTTTATATCAGTGATGAAGTAGCAGCTGACGCTGATTACTTTGTAACTGCAGCTAGACCAAATACAGATGCTACTATGGCAAACACATCTCTTGCAGCCGGACACAATGGCGGTGGAAGAAATGTTACTGTTACAACTAATGGATCTGAATCTGGAATTTCCATGACAGCTACTGGAACAGATGTTGATGGAGCTGCACAAACAGAAACTATTGCATTACCAGGATCTGCAACAACAACTGCCGGAACAAAAATTTTTAAAACCGTTACTGCAGTTAGTGTTACTGCTCAACCAGCAGCTAACATAACAGTTGGTTTTGGAACTGCATGTGGATCTAAAATTGGTGGCGGTGGAGTTTTTGGATCATACAGAGTTACATCTGGTGGAACAGGTGGAACAGTAAGTTTTAGAACGGGTGGAACGGCCGGAACGGTTATATCTACCGAACTTACAGGTGGATCAGCAGGTACAAATGGTGGAATGGTTTCAGCTTATGGAACTGGTGCTAGATTAGTTAATGGAATGTATGTAACCTATACTTTAGATCATGCGGATCAGATAATCGCGTTCTATGCCGGATAGGAGATTAGATGGCAAATGTAACATCTGGCTCTTATACATTTGATAAGACTTTTGCTGTAGATGATATTATAGCTGAAGCTTATGAAAGAATCGGATTAGTTGGGTCTGCCGGGCATCAATTATTAAGTGCTAGAAGATCATTAAATATTTTATTTCAAGAGTGGGGAAATAGAGGAATTCATTTCTGGGAAATTGGAAATACTAATATTGATTTAATTGAAGGTACTCAAACTTACAATTTTTTTAGAGATAGTGGAGATGGCACGAGTACCATTACTACTCCTGTAAATGGTATATATGGAATGACCGATATTCTTTCGGCTTCATACAGAACAGACTACAATACAACAGATCAAACAGATTTACCTTTAACCAAAGTTACTAGATCTACTTATGCAGCTTTTTCAAATAAAATGGTCAAAGGAACACCAAGTCAATTTTGGGTTCAAAGATTTATAGACAAAACTACAATTACAATTTACCCTACAGCAGGAAGTTCTCAAGCAAGTAATTATATTAACATTTATTATTTAGCAAGAGTTCAAGATGCAGGAGCTTATACAAATGCAACTGATGCTCCATATAGATTTATTCCATGTATGGTAGCAGGATTAGCATTTTACTTATCACAAAAATTTGCACCACAAAGAACTCAAGAAATGAAATTATTATACGAAGATGAATTACAAAGAGCTTTACAGGAGGATGGATCAGCGGCGAGTACGTATATTACACCGAAAACTTATTATCCAAATATATAATGACTATTATAACTAAAGGAATGGGAGTTATTAGAAAAGCGCTTTTTAAAAAATCTAAAAAGTTTCCAGGCAAAGGTGCTGATGCACAATTAAACAAAAAAGTAAAGTGGAGAGTAAGACCAAAAGGTCTTCCTAAAACTATAGTTAAACAACCAGGAGAATTTGCTAAAGGTGTTAAAGTGACAGGAGCACCAGTAACTTATAAAGTTAGAACAAATAAAAAAGTTAAAGGAATTAAAGGAAAAATTGGTGCAAGTGATATTGACGTTCATGCAAGAATAGGACGTACTCAAAGATATAGAAATATAAAAGCAACTCAATTAAGAGAAGCACGTAAAGGTAAAAAATAATGGGACAATTTTCAAAAGGTAGAAACGCATTAATGATTTCAGATCGTTCTGGAGCTGCATTTCCGTATAGAGAAATGGTTCAAGAATGGAATGGTTTATGGGTACATACTTCTGAGTATGAACCTAAACAACCACAAATTAGTCCAAGACCCGTGGGCGCTGATCCACAAGCTTTGCAACATGCAAAACCTGCAAGAACAGAATTTGGTGTAGCAGATGTGTTAGGGTTTAATCCATTAGTAACTTATCAAATTGGTTCTCCAATTGTAAATGTTAATTTACCTGGACATGGATATACGACTGGAGATGTAAAAAGATTTAGAGGACCTTTAGGAGCGGCTGGAGTATTTGGCAATCCCGAAGGAGTTGGTGGCATTACAGGAGCAACGATTGCAAAAGCTGCAGGATATACTATAACAGTAGGTAAATATGTAGATGGTGCAACTGATACAACTGGACCCAATAATACAGGACAGTTTGGTAGAAACTGGTTTTATTTTAGTGCCGATACAAACGCAACAAGTGTAGAAACAGGAGGAGGGTACCCGATCTCAGTAGGACCGGTTACTTTACAATCATAATGGCAGGATATTCTCATTCAAATTTAACCGACGATATTAGAAATTATACTGAAGTAGACAGCACGGTTTTTACTCAAGCAGTTATAAACAGATTTATTGAAAATGCAGAATATAGAATTGCATATGATCTTCCTATGGATTCAGATAGAGTTAGATCAGATGCTCAATTAGCTACAGATTTTAATAGTATAAATGTTCCCGCTGGCTGTTTATTTGTTAGAGCCGTTCAAGTATTTGACTCTACATCTGCTAGAACAGGTCAAGGACAGTTTTTATTAAAAAGAGATCAAACTTTTATACAAGAATATGTTGGGGAACTAACAGGTCCTGAAGGAGGTCAGACAGGTCAAGATACTACAGGATTACCTAAATATTATGCTATGTTTGGAGGAGCCACTGGTACAACTTCAACTACTTCAGGTGCTCTTTATTTAGCACCTACTCCTGATCAAAATTATTTATACACTATTTTCTGGAATAAGATTCCACCAAGTTTAGAAACAGATACTTCTGGCACATATGTTAGCAAATATTTCCCTCAAGGGCTCTTATATGCATGTTTGGTAGAGGCATATTCTTTCTTAAAAGGCCCTGCAGACATGTTGACTTTATATGAACAAAAGTATAAACAGGAACTATCGAAATTTGCAAGTATGCAAATTGGGAGACGAAGACGAGACGATTATACAGATGGTACTGTACGTATACCGATCGAGTCACCGCCTCAGTAATAGGAGATAAATTATGGCAATAACATCGGCAATTTGTAATAGTTTTAAACAAGAAATTTTAGTAGAAGGTCACAATTTTACTAATGGTACAGACGCATTTAAATTAGCTTTATACACAAGTTCAGCAACTTTAAGCAAATCAACTACAGCTTACACTGCACCCGCAGATGGTACAGCTGATCCAACTAACACTTATGAAGTTAGTTCAACTTCAACAGGATACACAACAGGCGGAAACGCTTTAACAAGCACAACTCCAGTTTTATCCGGTGATACTGCATGTTGTTTATTTGCAAGTACGTCATGGGGATCGACAGCATCATTCACAGCAAGAGGCTGCTTAATTTATAATTCAACTAATTCAAACAAAGCGGTTTGCGCAATTAACTTTGGCGCAGACAAGACTGTGACCACTGGAACTTTTACAATTCAATTTCCAGCTCAAACAGCAGGCAACGCAATTATTCAAATAGCATAGGAGGCCCATGTCGACGGGATGGGGACGACTAACCTGGGGACAATCTCAGTGGAATGGTTCAACTGTTCTGGCTACAGGTTGGGGTGCTAAATCTTGGGGTGCCGGTGAATGGGGACAACTTAAAAATGAAACCATTACTCTTACAGGTCAATCAGCTACAACAACAGTTGGAAGTTTAACAGAATTAATAGAAGTAAAACCTGGTTGGGGTACACTTAACTGGGGTGAAAATGGTTGGGGTTCAGTTGAAAGTGCAACTGAAACTTTAGTTGGTTTATCAGCTACAACATCGTTAGGAACTTTAACAGAAATACCTGGACAAATAGTTGGTCTAACGGGTCGATCTGCAACTACAACAGTTGGCTCACTAACTATTGATGCAAGTTTAACTCTTTCATTAACTGGTCAACAATTAATTTCTTCTTTTGGAAATGTTTCTCTTGATGAGCATTCAGTTGGATTAGTAGGTTTATCAGCTACATCAGCAGTAGGTACTTTAAATCCTGCAGATGTTATAGGTATAACTGGTCAATCAGCAGATACTGATATAGGCACTCTAACAACGACTTCTGATCCTATAATGACGTTAACAGCGCAATCTGCTACCACTGCGTTAGGTACTATAACAGCTTCTCCAACTACGCTAACAACTTTAACAGGAATTGCTGCTACTACAGCTGCGGGCGCCCTTACTACGGTTCAACAGACTAATGCAAGTTTAGTGGGTCTAGGACAGTCTTTAACAGCTACAGTAAATGGACCAGGTTTAATACTTAAATATTATGGAGATAAATCACCACATACGAGTGCTAATTACACAAATAAAACACCAAGAACAAGTGGCAGCTATACCGATAAAACACCAAGAACAAGTGCTAGCTATACTAACAAAAGCCCAGCATAATACTATTGACTTTAAACTAATGAGAACATATAAACTAAAAAACTAGGAGATTTTTACAATGGCTTCAACATATAATAGTTTAGGTATCCAATTAATGGCAACCGGAGAAAATGCCGGTACATGGGGTGCAAATACCAACAATAATTTAAATTTTATTAAAAATACTTTTGGATATATTGAAGTAGCTTTAACAGCTGATAGAACTTTAACTATACCTGATGGTTCTACTGGAACTTATGATGGTAGAGCTTTTATTATTAAACTTACCGGTTCTACTGGTGGAAGTAGAGTTTTAGATATAGCAGCTACTGCTGGAGATCCAGCGGCGGCTATTGAAAAACCTTTTTTAGTTATAGATAGCACTACTAGAGGTGGAAGCGATACTATAACTTTTAAAGTTACAGGTCAGACTGGTATAGCAATACCTAAATATGGAAATGTATGGTGTTATCATGATGGCACTGACATTCGTACATCAGGAATGCTTAGTACAAGAGGATCTGCAGGAAATGCAGCGGCTCAACCAGCTTATACTTTGCCAGCAGGAGATGGTAGTGCTGGTCAGTTATTACAAACCGATGGTTCAGGATCAGTCAGTTTTGCTACTGTAAGCTCCGGAATCACAACAGGAAAAGCTATTGCAATGGCAATGATTTTCGGGTAAAAAAACAGAAGGAAATTAAATTATGGCAAATCCAAATATAGTATCAGTCTCAACGATATATGGTGGTAATTATGGTTGGGCTTTATCTAATACTTTAACAGCAACTTTATTAACAGTTGATGCAGAAAAATTATTAAAAATAAACAGAATTGTCTGCTCTAATGTTGATACAAGTTCAGCAGCAAATTTAAAT